CTTGACACCAGCTTCATCTGGAAGCCCAACAGCAGTATGCGATCCATAAAGCTCCCAGGTCAGATCCTTATTTGCCGGATTGTTAATGAAGAAGCCTATGATACTTTTGCCGCGGGCTGGGAATCTGAAATCGTGGTAATTTACATCGTTCCCCAGGAATGACCCGCCCCCATGATAGGGCATGATCACCTGGCGATAATTGACTTGCGCAATGGGGGTTAATTCTCCAGCTTCAATATCTGGCATGTATAGCCTCCTTCTAGGTTATATTTCACGGACGGCTTAGCCCGTGATACTCACTTTTGTCTACGCACTAACCCTTTTTAATGCGTTTCAGTTCATCATTCCCGCAGCGCGGGCAAACATCAAATGGGGTAGCTGTGGGTTCTCCGCATTCACACCCATAAGAGTCTGCCTTCTTAGCGGGATGCGTGACATGTTCTTTCTCAGCCTTCGCCTTAGTCATTCTACCTCCTATGCTGAAGGATTAGCTGCAGTTACCCCACCAGAAAGGACGTTGAAGTTACCCGCCCACTGATCACCTGAAGCGCCCGGAACATAGAGAGTAGTACTGTAAGTTCCGCCTAGCTGATTGTGGAAAACCACGTTCCCGCCTGAGCTGGTACCCGATAGGTCTATGCCCATGGCTAGGACAGCGGCAACCGCACCCGCAGCATTGATTCCGTATTCCTGGATCACGTTATCTTTGAGCAGGCATACCCGGCCGTTGATATCGATTCCAATAACGCATGATCCAAACTTGTTCCGCAGGATCTTCCATGCGCTGTATGATAACCCGCCAGCCTCTACGCCTTTGATAGCGGCGCCATAGGTGGCAGTATTCATATACTCGAAATCGCAATCGCTGATTTCGACATTATCGCTATCGCAGACAGGCGAATAAATAGCGATCTGGGAAGCTGTCTTTCCCTGGAATCGACATTTGAGAATCTTGGCGTAATTCGCCCCGGATAACTTGATGCCGCAAGTTCCTCTGTTAGCGCTATAGGCAGGCGGACTAATACGCGCATTAGCTACCAGTACGCTACCAGCTTCGATAGTCAAACAGACTGCATCAGCAACAGCAGTCCACTTAAAGACGTTGGGCGTGTTACCCGCTCCAATTATCGACAGATCGCTTTTGGCAGATGAAACGACAACCGCTTCTGTAAACGATCCCTTGCAAGCTACCACATCGCCTGCAACGCATTTAGCTACAGCAGCGGCAATCGTAAGAAGGGCTTGATCCCATGATTTACCAGACCTACCAGCGACGCCATTAACGGAATCTACATAGTAGATGTCTCCGTAGTCATTGATGCCAAGCCCTATTAGCGCGTTCTTTACCTCTAGGGTATCAAATACGTGAGTGCCTCTATATCGTATCATTGAGATCCCTCCTTTTATGGAGATTTCCTGCGGGCCGGAGCTTCTTGCCCCGGCCCCGGATTTCTCAATTTCAGCTTATAGCGGCAGAGAAGAAATAGCCCAAGTCAGATGCGCAAACGCAGTGATCAAAGGCGTGCTTCCCTTTCAGGAAGTCTCTGTCTCTGTCGTCCTGGCGCATGGTAGAAATGGCAACGGTATAGCCACCTCCCCAATTACCACGCCAGACAAAGGTGTACCCGGCCGCTGGCACGCGGATCCCCGGATTAGCCGGGACATGAAGCATTAGAGCGTTCTTGCCCCAGATAAACCCTCTAGTGGGAGTGGAGTCACCTTCGTTAGTAGACTCATAGACGCTCGCCCCCACTAACAAGCGCGGTACTCGCAAGGCCCGGCGTACCTCTTCGACCTCAAGGATTCCGGTCTGCGTGTACTTAAACTTGTCGAGTAACAGGGGATGCTCAGCCAGCACATCAAAAACCTCTTGCCCTATGACAAGGGTATTGGCAAGCTGGCCGGTCGACTTCTGAATAGTCTGGCGTCCCAGCAACACATCACTGACAGGATCAGAGTTGACGTAGTCACTCCAGAGAGGGAAGTTGGTGCCGCCTACCACGTCAGTCTCCCATTTGCTGACAGCAAAGATATCAGATACCAGAGATAACTCTCGGTTCAACAGGAACTGCTGCGCCAGCCATTCGGCCCCGGTGATCTCCAACTGCACCGCATCATCCTGATTTGATAGATCTTCATCCGGCAAGCCATAGCCCAGATGAAACAGGTTGCAGTAGAACGGTGAATTAGAAATCTTCATCCTACCCTCAGGATAGGTATCTCCGGGAGTCCTGCGCTCTACCGCATTCCTCATCCAGAAGTCCTTGTCCCAGATGTAGAACTTGTCCGATTGCTTGTCCACCGGTACAATCGGGAAAACCGTATCGGCGATGAACCCCTCCTGCTTGTATGCTATGGCGATATCAGACAGAGGGCCATCGATATGAATCGTGCTTTTAGTTGGATTTGGCATGTTTCTACTCCTTCAGAGTTAGGCCCGGACTAGGCCGAGGCCGCACCCTTAACAGGATTAGCGCATTGTATGAGGGCTTCGGCGATCTCTCCCGAGGCGCCGCCCTTCGTGATATACCCAGCACAGTATTTGGTGATATCGCTGCCAGGTGTCCACTTCTTTGCAGTTCCATCGGAATGGAAATAAATGGGTTCCCCTGCAACTAAAGTGCCACTCAGCACTACTGGGCTTCGACCTATCACACATACCTGAGCTTCCTGGCCGGATTCCGGGGCGTTAAGCAATATCCCTACCGGAATATCGGTATTAGCAGCAAATATGACTACTGTGCGATCTGCGCTCAGCTTTACGCCATAATATTGCTTGGCCGATAGATTGCCTCCAGCTATGAAGCTCTCAGTCCAGATGCTTTTCTCGCTTGCTTGTGGCATTATCGTGCCTCCTTACTCGTTTTCTATTAGGGAATCGACCTCTATTTGGTTTCTCTCTGATCGATCCGATCTTGCTCACGAAGATCCGGGAACAACTTCATGACAACTTTGTGAGCTTGCGCCCGGGTAACAGTGGGATTGGCCTTCATATATTCGGTCAGCTTGGCCTCATAATCAGCGGTTTTCGCTCCAGGGCGAGAGGATCCCAGCACCTTCCCTGCAGCCTCCCCGGCCTTTTGCAGGTCCTGGAAGGTTTGCAAGAGACTGTCAGCCTTGGGCTTGCCGGCGATCTCTTCCAGTTCCGCTAGCTCTACCGCCATGGCCTCGGGTGTCTTATTAGGCGCTGCGGTAAACAGACGTGTCCGTTCGAGGTAGCCATGAACCCGCTCATTATGTTCAAGCTTGCCAATCCGCTCTGTAGCTTTCTGCAGATCGGTTTTCGTCTTTTGGTACTGCTCCATGGGCGCAGCCCCCGCCTTCAACTTCTCAATAGCTGCCAGGACATCATCCACCGTAGAATCCTCTGTTAAGCCAAGAGCTTGCGCTATGGCTAACAGGGCAGCAGCCATCTCGCCACCAGCCGGCGGCGGTGTACCTTCAGGCGGTACCCCAGGCGGCGCCTGCATGAGCTTCTTCATGTCTTTGATAGACTTCGGCATGTCTTTACCCTCCTTTGATATGATTGGGGGTGTTTCGTGCTGTCTTTTCTTGGTAATCTGGTCAAACAAGCCCCGGAGATTCTGCATTAACCCTCTGAACACAGGCGCCCCTCTCATGCCCTTGATCACGTCAGCCATCTTCTCGTTAAGAGTGGTAAATTCGGCCTCGAGTGTTTCTGAGCTAGCGAAGGACAGCACTTGCGCTTTGTCTCGTTTCCCCCCGAAAACGAGCGCTCTGTCTAATGTTGCGCCTGCAACCGCTGGCTCTTCAGCCCCCAGCAGAGCTACTGCAGTGATAGCAGAGCTAAATCCACCTAAGTTATCCTCAATCTCTACTGAGACTGTCCGATACATACCAAGCTCGATTAGCTCTGCAACCGCATCCGGGACACGCTCAAATGAAGCAATAAGCATATTGCCTCTTCGTTCAAGCGTGACCATTCGGCCAATGGAGATCTGGCCCTTGCCTTGATCCCCAATTACCAATTCAACGGGTATGTCTAGCTTTTCAGCTAGCTTTCGATTGAATGAATCAGGCGTATGTCCCGCTTTTACAGGAACAATGCCTGGAACGCCCGCGCCAAAGGCTTCCACCAGTACATCCAGGTCTTTTCCGGTCCACTCCCGGATTTTCCCCGAAGAATCTGTCCAGGTGCCAGTTTCAAAGATTCTTACTCCGGTGACATGGCGCATCTTGGGCGCTGCATAAGCCTTGATCCATCCGATACGGGAAAACTCCCATCCCGCATCTTTGACCGCCTTCTTAGCGGTTTCTGCAGCCTCCTTCTCTGCTAACTGCACCGGTTTGGCTGAAGAATCCAGATATTGAGCATAAGCCTCCCGGTAGACAGCCCAGGCGTCAGCCGGCATGCTTGATTCTGAAGGCCACTTACCACTGATCTTATGTTCCAACCAGGCGCAGAAAGCTTCGGGCGAGGATTTGTCTGCGTTCTTTGCTACGCAGTCTGAAAATGAATCATAGGGCCCGAATGGACTCATAGTTCACCTCTTAGTTGCTGCATTTTCGTGTACCTCCTTTAATGATAAGGTTGATATCTTCATTTTGTCAAGAGTTCCTATTCATAGACACCCCTTTGCCAGATTCCATCTCTGAACACTTCCAATCTACATCTACAATTTCCACGACAAGTCACCTGCGCAGCAGGAACGGTAGGAAGTGCATTCCAGCTATCGTATTCCCCAACTAGGTTGATACAGCCATGAAATCCCGCTGAATCATCGCAGTGCTCAGCCCGGGGATCCAATATCCAGCGAACCTTTTCGATTGGTAACCCTTGCGCTAATCTCTCAGACTCTCTGGCATAGCCTAATGTGCGCTGTGTTTCAAAGATCATCACCCAGGCACCCCCGGAATATTGCGGCGCCATGGATCTGGTAGACAAAAAAGCATCCTGTAGTTTACTCGAATCGAACGCTACCCCCGCTATGATTGCCGGCATAAGGCTAGCAGAGATTAGGGGGATAAGATTCTGCGTAATCATGCGATCTCCCTCAGTCTTTTTAGTCTCTGCCAGGCGCATCACATCTGGAAGATTCCGCTTATTGCCGGCTGAGGCATTCTTGGCAATATCGATGCCCCGGGTATAGATCTGAATCATTTGACGCTCGAAAGCTCGAAGTGCTTGCTCAAGGACTCTTTGCTGATCAGCGATGGTTGCTCCGCCCTTCGCCATCTTATTAAGAACTCGTCTAGTCTGGGCGCTCCATTCATCATAAGCTCGACTAATCCGGCGTGTTTGCCGGTTAGTTAACTGCTCCCAGGATCCAGATCCTTGTCGTTGCTTGATTCCAGCTTTTCTCATTTCAGATCAAACAGCCCCGGGATTCCTGGCTTTTCGATCTCTCTTGCCTGTCCCCTTTCTTCATCTGGCAAGGCGGGCCAGTCTAACATTTCCCGGACATGATCTTCATCGATGAAGATCATGTCCGGGAAATGATA